ACTCAACCTATAAATCTTACTGCTAATGAATGGCATGAAATTGAAGCATTAGAAGATAATACAGTGTTCTGTAATATGTTCTCTGAAGGAAAATATTAAAACACAATCCGTACCAAAAGTAAAGAGCGAATACCATACCAATAACAACCATAACAACCACCATAGGAAAATAAAATGAAATTATTATAAAATATAGGTAAGTTCTTTAAAGACTTATTCCGTCAATCTTTACAAGCACAATTAGCAATTTTAGTTCCAATTGCTCAAGGTGTTGTTACTAAGATTGAATCAGATCCAACTATCATTGTTGATGCTGGTAAACAAGCAACTGCGTTTTCACTTGTACTTGCTGAATTGTCTGCGAAAGAATTGCAATTTTTACCTAGAATAATTAACTTGGCGATTGAAATTGCTGTCGTTGATTTAAAAGGAGCCTAAATTGTTGACAATATATAGATAATATCTTGTGCTATAAAAACTAAAAATCAAGGAATAAAAATGAAAGAATTTATTACAGGCTATCAATATGGTGATAATATGCGCTTTTCTTGTGTATATGTATTTCCTAATAATCTAGATAAAGATGAAATACACGTACCTCCAAGAACAACTTTAATTGCTCCACCAAGTAATATTGCCCCTGGAAAAGAAGCAATGTGGACAGGAGAAACTTGGGTTATTGTAGCTACAGAACCTTTACCTGCAAATCCACATATTGTTGAAGTCCCATCTGTTGAAGTCCCATCTATTGTTGAAGAAATAGCAAATACACCAAACATTAGCGCAGTATAAATACTAATTATTAATTGACTGAGGTTTATATTATGGATATTAAAACAATTTTAACTTGCCCATTGGGTGCGAAATGTGAAGAAATTAAAGATGCAGCAATTCATCGCTGTGTTTGGTATACAAAACTTGCAGGAACTAACCCAAATACTGGGGAAGTAATGGACGAATATGGTTGTGCGATGACATGGATCCCTGTTTTATTGATTGAAAATTCAATGCAACAAAGAAGTACAAGTTCAGCTGTAGAATCTTTCCGTAACGAAATGGTTCAAAGTAATGAAATGAATCAACAAATTTTATTATCTGCAGCAACGGTAAACCAGAAATTAATAAGTAATAGTTAAGATGTTAAATTAATAATCTAGGAGAATAAAATGTCAGACTTTTTTAGTAAAACCGGTAATATGTTTAAATCGATTTTTTCGTTTTTCTCAAAAAACACTGCAACTTTAACTGAAGCTGCTGTTATTGTAGAAACAGTTTCTGATAATGCAGAATTAATTCCTACAACAATTGCTGTTGGTAAAGCTGTTGAGCAAAGTGCAAATGTTTTAGAAAAAATGGAAATTGCAAATACTGAAATTTCTGGATCTTAATTTAATCCACAGCGCCAAGGAAAATTCAAATGGCTGAAATAGCATCTAGAGACGATTTAAAACAATATTGCCTTAGAAGACTTGGCGCTCCAGTAATTAAAATAAATGTTGACGATGCTCAACTTGAAGATAGAATTGATGATGCTCTTCAACTATATCAAGATTATCATTATGATGCCTCTGAAGTATATTATTGGCAACATACTATTACTCAACAAGACGTTAATCAAACATATTTTGATATAGATCCAAGCATTTTTGGGATTACTAGAATATTTCCATTAAATGATACGTTAACACAAAATAATATGTTTGATCTTAGATATCAATTAAGATTACACGAATTATACGATTTCACATCAACTTCATATACTAATTTTAGTATAACAATGCAGCACCTACAAAACTTACAATCAATGTTCACTGGTGATATTCCAGTAAGGTTTCAAAGACACACAAATAGATTATATGTTGATTGGGCTTGGGGTTCAACAAATGCTGCTGTTGGTTTAACTGTTGTTGCTGAAGGATATCAAGCTATTGATCCAGAAACATTTGAATCCGTTTATAATGATATGTGGCTCAAAAAATATACTACAGCGTTATTCAAACGCCAATGGGGTGATAATATGAAAAAATTTGGAAATATTCAGCTTCCTGGTGGAATAACGTTAAATGGTAAAGAAACTTTTGATGAAGCTACAATTGAAATTGATAAATTGGAAGAAGAAATGCAAGAAAGATATTCATTACCAGCCCAATTTATGATTGGATAATTATGACTTCTCCATATTTTCAAAATTATGGTAATGCTGTTGAATCGAAACTCATAGAAGACTTATATAATGAAGCAATAGCAATACAGGGATTTCCTGGCTATTATCTACAAAATACAAATACAGCTTCTAGAGATCTTATTTATGGTGATGATCCAATAAAAGCTTTTGATACTTCTTATAAATTAGATATGTATCTTGTCAACACATTCGATTATGGTGATGAACAAGATTTCTTTTCTAAATTTGGACTTGAAGTTAGGAATCAAGTAAAAATTCAATTTACTGTCAGAGAATTTTCTAAACAAACATCAAAAACAATGGCTAGACCTCTCGAGGGAGATTTAATCTTTATTCCTTTCATGAAGGATACTGGAGAGCTATTTGAAATTAAATTCGTAAATTCTTCAAAAGATTTATATACTCTTGGAAGATCAAAACCATATTTTTATGAATTATCTCTTGAACCGTTTAAATATAATGAAGAAAATATTGATACTGGTGTTGCAGCAATTGATAATATTGGGTTGCTAGAGAAATTTAAAACTGATTTAGACCTTATTTCTGGTTCAGGACAATATATCATAAATGAGATGGTATATCAAGGTTCTGCAAACAATTATATTGCGTACGCAGAAATAATTGATTGGGATTCAGAGAATACAATTTTAACTGTTATCAATGATGTGGGAGAGTTTGATCCAACTTCTTCTCTTCCAATTGTTGGAGCTACAAGTAATGCAATCTATTATTTAACATCAACAAATAACAGTGAACAACCAAATTTCGACAATGACTTTATTCATGATGAAGGGTTAACATTTATCCAAGCGAGCGATAATCCATTTGGCAGTCTATAAGGAAAAATTGTGTATCCACCAACTAATGCTCCAGTATTAAATACAAGATTACAAGCTATCAGAAAAACAACGGTAGCATTCGCATCACTTTTTAAGAATATCCCATTTATACAATACAATAATGATGGTTCAATAACAGAACAAATAATCGTACCTATTATTTATGGTGATAAAGAAAAATATGTAAAAAGATTAGAAGCTACTTCTAATCAAAATATATCAAATGAAAAAGTCCAAATAACACTACCAAGAATTGAATATGGACTGATTAATATGTTGTATGATCCAGAGCGGAGAACAAATCAAGCAAATAAAATTGTTGGATGTAATTCTAATGGTTCAATATATGTAAACTCTCCGATGCCATATAATTTCAATTTTGAAATTGTTATCTATACAAGAAATATTGAAGATGCTAATCAAATAATGGAATATATTCTTCCATATTTTTGTCCTGATTATAATATAAAAATAAATATGGTTCCAGAGGCTGGAATTATAAAAAATATTCCAATCACATATATGGGCGATTCTGAAGATGAAGATTCTTCAGGAACATTTGATAGTTCTGTTCGGTCTGTATTCAGAACTCTTTCTTTTGTTGCAAGAAGTTATATCTACCAACCTCCAAAATATTATAAACCGATTCTTTTTACAGATACAAATATTAATATAATACAATCTACAAACAATATAAATGTTGTTTCTGGTAATGGAACGTTTTATGTTGGAGATACAGTATTTCAAGGAGATTCTTTTGATAGAGCAACAGCTAAAGCTACTGTAGATTATTGGGATCCAAACACAAAAACATTAAGAATATCTCCAGTTTCTGGATCATTTACTCCAAATACAGTAATACAAAATCTAGAAAAAACAGCTAAATATATCACTGCGAATGTAAACGGTTCTATTGCTTACAACACAAAAATTACCCCTGTGCCAAACACATATCCAGTAGTTGGTCCATATGATTATAATATTATTACAACTGACTATACAAAATAAATTATGACAACACAATTTAATAAAAAAATGGAGAAATTATTTGATGTTCCTTCATCTGTTTTATATGATGATTCAGAACTCCAAGAATATCTTCCAGCTGACTCAGACCAAGAATTAACAGCCCTTTTGGATCATGATCTTAAACAGGATTACGAAAAAACTAGAAATAAACTTGATTCCTTAATAGAAAAAGGAACTGATGCTATTGATAGCATGCTTTCTATTGCTAGAGAATCAGAAAAAGCGAGAGATTTTGAAGTTGCTGGTAATATGATCAAAACCATTGTTGATGCTTCGAAAGATTTATTGGAAGTACAAAAGAAAATGAGAGAAATGACAGGAAAAAAAGATTCAGGAACTACTAATATTAAAAATGCAGTTTTTGTTGGGAGTACAACAGAACTTCTGAAGGCGATGAAAGATATTAAAAACGGAAATATAAGTGAGTGAAAAAGAATATTATAGAGACAATTTACTCTTAAAACGTCCAGGTGTTCAATATGAATTTGAACAATGGCAATTAGAAGAAATAGAAAAATGTGCTTCTGATCCAATATACTTCATTAGAAATTATGTAAAAATCATATCTCTAGATGAAGGCATTATATATTTTAATATGCACAAATATCAAGAAGAGATGGTTAATGCATTCCACAATAATCGATTCTCAATAGTTCGTATTGGTAGACAGTCAGGAAAAACAACAACATCTGTAGCATATTTACTCTGGTTATCTATTTTTACCGAAAGATATAGTATTGCAATAACAGCAAATAAAAAAGCTTTAGCTGTAGATATTTTATCTAGATATCAATTAGCATACGAAAATCTTCCAATGTGGTTACAACAAGGTGTTGTTATTTGGAATAAAGGGTCTGTTGAATTAGAAAATGGATCAAAACTTTTAGCAGCATCTACAGCTGCAAGTTCTATTCGTGGTGGATCGTTCAATCTTGTAATGATGGACGAATTTGCTCACGTCCACAATAACTTAGCCGAAGAATTTTTTACTTCTACATATCCTGTAATTTCTTCTGGAACATCTACTAAAATTATTATAGTTTCTACTCCAAGAGGCATGAATCTATATTATAGAATGTGGATGGATGCAATAAACGGAAAAAGCGATTATTTCCCTGTAGATATTCATTGGTCAAGAGTCCCTGGAAGAGATGAAGCATGGCGCGAAAAGACCATTCGTAATACTTCAGAAAGGCAATTTGCACAAGAATTCGGCTGCGAATTCCATGGATCAACAAATACATTAATTGATGGAGGAAAACTTCAGATATTAATTGCAAAAGAACCATTGGAACTTGACGAAAAAGATGCTTTCGGAATGGAAATTTACGAAAAGCCAATAAGAGAATATTATGATGATGAAACACAAAAGATGGTTGATAAAGATCATATCTATGTTCTTTGTGCTGATGTTTCTGAAGGAAAAAATTTAGATTATACAACATTTTCTGTTTTTGATGTTTCAACAATTCCATATAAACAGGTTGCAACATATAGAAATAATCAAATTTCTCCTATGCTATTTCCTGATATATTAAGGTTATGTGCTGAATATTATAATAATGCTCATGTATTAATAGAAATAAATAATAACCCTCAAGTTGCAGATATTCTATATCAGGACCTAGAATATGAAAATGTGTTCAAAATATATTCTGGAAATAAACAAGCACAACAATTATCTGAGAGTGGAAAGGCAACTCAAAATGGCTTAAATATGAGCCCATTAGTGAAACGAACTGGATGTTCTGCACTAAAAACTATAATTGAAACAAATAAACTTGAAATTTATTCTTCAGAAACAATATATGAATTAACTAGATTTATTGCTACAAATAATTCATTTGCTGCTGAAGAAGGAGCTCATGACGATTTAGCTATGACGTTAGTTATGTTTGCTTGGGTGACAACTCAAAAATTATTCATAGAATTGTCTTCTACAGATATAAGAAAAAGGTTACAAATTGAACATAATTATGCAAAAGAAGAAGATTCCGAAATACCACCAATGCCTATGTTTTCTGACGATTTAAGAGATAGGTTCATTTTAGAAGCTGGAGATCTTTGGCAAGTTGTAGAAGAAGAACAATTTTATTATTAAGGTTACCAAAACGTTAGATATTATAAATACTATTAAAAATATTATCTTTCAACAAGGAGTAAATTATGGCATTTCAAGTCAGTCCAAGTGTTACATTATCAGAATATGATAACACTAATTCTATACCAGTTTCAGGTTCTTCAGTAGGCGCTTTTGCTGGAGATTTCTCTTGGGGTCCAGGAAACAAAAGAATATCTATAGGTTCAGAGAATGAATTGGTATCAACATACACTCAACCAACCAACAATAACTACGCTTCATTCTTTTCAGCTTCAAATTTTTTAGCATATACAAACAATTTAATTGTAGTAAGAACAGTTAATTCAAATTCATATAATGCAACAGCTAATGCTTCTGCAACATTTAGTATTCCAAACAAAGAAAATTGGGAATTAGCTTATTCTACAAACCAATCAAATTTAAATGTTATTGGACCATTCGCAGCAAGATATCCAGGAGCATTAGGGAACTCTTTAACTGTTTCAGTTTGTTCTAGCAATACTGCATTTAAAAGCCCTGCATTTACAGCAAATACAGTTGCAAACTCTACTTCTGTTTTGATAACTGGATTTACTACAGCATTTGCTGCTTCATATCCGTATTTTAGTTCTAATGATATTATTACATTAAATGGAACTTCATATACAATTGCATCAATTTCAGGTAATACAGTTACTACAACAACTCAACAACCAACAACTGCAACTAATGTTACAGCAAAACTTTCTTGGAAATATGCTTCATCATTCTCAGCTGCTCCTGGAACTTCAGTTTATGGCGCTTCTCAAGGTGCTTCTGGAGATGAAATTTCTATTGCTGTTATTGATACAAATGGTGCATTTACTGGTGTTAAAGGTTATGTGTTAGAAACATTTGATCGTGTATCAAAAGCTACTGATTCAATTACAGATGATGGTTCAAATAACTATTATAATTCAGCTATCTTTGACAAATCAAAGTATATATTTAAAGCTGGAACAGTTCCTGGAGCAACAAATTGGGACCAAACTTCATTAAATACTGTATTTAACGGTGCAAATAATTATACAGTACAACTTAGCGGTGGGACTGATGTTCTATCTTCTGATTCTGATAGAATTAATGGATATCAATTGTTTGCAAACCCCGAAGAAGTAACAGTTGACTTTTTAATCGCTGGCGAATCAAGCGCTACTGTTTCAGATGCAATATTAACTATAGCTAATCAAAGAAAAGATTGTGTTGCATTCATCTCTCCATTAAGACAAGATGCTGTAACTTCTGTAAATATTGATAATATTATTGCGTACAGAAACAGTTTAAGTCCATCTACTTCTTACTCAGTTATAGATTCAGGGTACAAATATCAATACGACAAATACAATAATGTGTATAGATATGTTCCATTAAATGCTGATATTGCTGGTTTATGTGCAAGAACTGATAAAACAAATGCTCCATGGTATTCTCCTGCTGGATATAATCGTGGTCAAATATTAAATGCTATTAGATTGTCATATAATCCAACTCAAACAAACAGAGACGATTTATATCAAGCTGGTATTAATCCTGTATGTTCATTCCCAGGACAAGGTGTTGTTTTATTTGGCGATAAAACTATGCAAGCAAAAGCTTCTGCGTTTGATCGCATAAACGTTCGTAGATTGTTTATTACTCTTGAAAGAGCAATTGCTGATGCTGCTAAATATTCATTGTTTGAATTTAATGACACATTCACACAATCAGCATTTATCTCGTTAGTTGATCCTTATCTTCGTTCAGTAAAATCTGGAAAAGGAATCTACGCTTACAAAGTTGTTTGTGATTCGTCTAATAACCCACCATCTGTTGTTGATCAAAATGGTTTCGTTGGCGATATTTTTATCCAACCAGCTAAATCTATTAACTTTATACAATTAAACTTTACTGCAGTAAATAGTGGTGTTAGTTTTACTGAAGTTGCAGGAACTTCAGTCGGTTAATTTTTGTTAATAAATAAATAAAAGGGAGCAGCTTTCGGGCTGCTCTAAACAAAAGATCTTATAAAGAGGAATAAACAAATGGCGTTTAATGTAGATCAATTTAGAA